CCTTTAACACCAAAGAGAAATGAAAAGCCAAGAATTGTTGTATTCTAAAAGTGGTAATGACGAATCATATACACCCGAATATGGTGTCTTGCCGATTCTAAAATATATACCAAATGATTATGTAGTATGGTGTCCGTTTGATAAAAAAGATTCTGCTTTTGTTCGGTTAATAAGTCAAACAAACAAGGTTTTGCATTCTCACATTGATGATGGAAATGATTTTTTTGAATACCAGCCAAGCGAACATTGGGATTGTATTATAAGCAACCCACCATTCAAAAGAAAAAGACAATTTTTTGAAAGAGCGTTGTTGCTTGGAAAACCATTTGCACTAATTATGACAAACACATGGTTGAATGATGCGTATTCAAAAAAGGTGTTTATGGAAGCTAAAAAGCAAATGCAGTTGTTAATGTTTGATAAGCGTATTAAATACACGAATCCTTATGGTGTACCAAACAACAAAATTACTTTTAGCAGTTCTTTTTTTTGTTGTGATTTTTTACCAAAAGATTTGATTTGTGAAGAATTAAAGGAGTATAAATAAAAGAGAAATGATAGTAATAGTATTATCGCTGATAATGTCAGCGTATATAATAAGAAGAGAGTACAAGGCTCTTAAGGAAGTAAGAGATGAATTAAAGAGATACGAGAAATGAGTATAACAGATTTATGTCTAAGAGACTTAGATGAAAACGGAATAGAGAATGACTGAGTTTGAATTATTTAAGCACGGAGTAAAGCTAATGGCTTTGTATCAGGTAACTCTAGAGCAAATGGATTTAATGAAGGGCACTCCTATATATTCTCAAAGGGTAAAGCAGCAGATGAATAACCTAGAGAAATCTATAGAGGCTCTAATTAAAGAACCTATGAGCAAACTAGATAACACTGATGAGATGATGATGAATGATATCCAGAACAAAGTTGATATGATTCTAGACTTATCTCTGGAAGAGATAGCACAATTGAAAGCAGTAATTAAAGAGAGAAGAGATGCATAAGTATTTAGATATTGAACTATTCGGATGGAATAGAGTAAAGCCTAATTGGTGGAATGTAACAATCTTGAGATTGGCTTCAGGTAATTGGAGTTGGCATCTGTTTATGATGGAGGAGAATCTAGATGGTTGCTTCGTGGAGTGGTTTAAGTTTAGTATAAACAAATGAATAAATCAGGATCTGATCTCATGCTAGTGAATAAGAACAACTATGTAAAGTTGCTAGAGATCTTAATCCAATTAGATAGAAGAAATAAACTTGCTCCCCATGAGAGGGAGTTTTTGCGTAACTTAGTTGATTATTAATGGGTTCTATAATTATGGAAAGAGTAGATATTAAGCAGGTCAGGTCAAATCCTGATAATCCTAGATTCATCAAAGACTATAAGTTTGAGAAGTTAGTGAAGAGCATTAAGGAGTTCCCTCAGATGCTAGAACTGCGCCCTATAGTAGTGAATCAGGATATGATCGTGCTAGGAGGGAATATGAGATTGAAGGCTTGTGAGGAAGCAGGTATTAAGGAAGTGCCTATCATCTTCGCAGATAACCTTACTCCAGAACAGGAGAAAGAATTCATCATTAAGGACAATTCTTCATTCGGTGAATGGGATTGGGATCTGTTAGCTAATGAATGGGATGTTGATCTTCTGGATGATTGGGGTTTAGATATTCCTAATCTAGATGATCAGGTTGATGAATTAGAAGATGGAGAGGAGATTGAATTGCCTCAGAGTGTTCAGGTAGAACCACCAAAGGAATATATCCTGATTATGGCTGAACCTAATTCTGTTGATTGGGAGGATCTAAAAGAGACTCTACAACTTAAAATGGTTAGAAGAGGAGGATATAAAAAGGGATCAGGATTTGATGCAGTATCCTTAGAGAGAGTATTAGAATGGAGTGATCTAAAAGATAGAATAAATGCTGATAGCAGTACCAAGTAAAGGAAGAGCAGGACTCACGACTACAAATAAGATCCTGCCTAATCTCAGTACATTCTTTATTCCAGAGAGCGAATATCACCAATACAAGGGGATAGTAAAGAATATAGTATGTGTACCTAAGGAAGTGAGAGGAATTACAGATACTAGGAATTGGATTCTGGAGAATACGGATGAGAAGTGGGTTGTGTTCTTAGATGATGATGCAAAGAATGTTGGATACAATAAACTAGAGGAGAGAAAGACTAAGAAGATTGAAGTGAGAGAAGAGGGCTTCTGGGGAGAGGAGTTTCTTAAATACTTTGATCTTACAGAGCAGTTAGGATACAAGATATGGGGAACAAGAACTGAATCCTCACCAAGAGGTACATATCCTTACAAACCTTTTCTAACAAGATCCTATGTTACGGCATCATGTATGGGTATAGTCAATGATGGAGAATATCTATTTGATCCTGATTTCAAAGTGAAGGAAGATTATGAGATATGTTTAAGACATATCAGAGATAAGGGTGGAATCTTAGCGGTCAGATATTTGCATTGGGAGAATGAACATTGGACCACAGAGGGAGGGTGTAAGGATTACAGAACAATTGAGATGGAAAGAGATGCTATCAAAAGATTGATCAAGCTATACCCTAATATGATCTCCTCTGCTAAGAGGAAGGCTAATGAATTTACGATTAAATTAAATCTTTAATGGACAAAACTAGACAACATAAAAAAGCAATGCTAGAAGCCTTAGAGAAGTCTTTAGGTGTTGTTACAGGTGCGTGTAAGGAGGTAGGTATAGGAAGGGCTACTCATTATCTTTGGATGGATAAAGATCCAGAGTATAGAAAAGAAGTAGATGATATATCTAATGTGGCTCTGGATTATGCGGAAAGCAAATTACATTCTCAGATAAAGAAGGAGAATCCTACGGCTATCATATTCTATCTAAAGACTAAGGGTAAGAAGAGAGGATATGTAGAAAGACAGGAGATATCTCATGAAGGTCTTAAGACATTCCAGATAGAGGAAGTGGATGAGCAAGATCCGAGTTAACAAAGTATTTGGTCATCTAAAGAGATCAGATAAGAAGATCATAGTAGAGCAGGGAGGAACAAGATCAGGAAAGACCTACAACATACTCCTCTGGATCATCTTCTATTATTGTGATAAGAATGTAGGTAAGACTATCACGATAGCAAGAAAGACATTCCCTGCAGTGCGTTCCTCAGTGATGAGGGACTTCTTAGATATCATTAAGGAATCCGATATCTATAGAGAGGAGAATCATAACAAATCAAACTCAGAGTATATACTTAATGGAAATCTAATAGAGTTCATATCTATGGATCAGCCTCAGAAGATAAGAGGTAGGAAGAGGGATTTAGCATTCTTGAATGAGGCTAATGAATTGACCTTTGAGGATTGGCAGCAAATCATCTTCAGGACAAACGGCAGGATCATCTTAGATTATAATCCTTCAGATACATTCCATTGGATTTATGATAGGGTAATACCAAGAGATGATGTTGCATTCTATCAGACAACTTATCTGGACAATCCATTCTTAGATCAGACTATCATAGATGAGATAGAGCGACTAAAAGAAACAGATGAGCATTATTGGAGAGTATATGGATTAGGGGAGAGAGGAACGAACAGGGCACAGGTCTTTCAGTTTACAACTATTCAGCAGATTCCTGCATCAGCTAAGTTTCTTTCTTATGGTCTGGATTTCGGATTTACTAATGATCCTAGTGCATTGGTGGGATGTTATCAGGAAGGAGATAATTTATATTTTAGAGAATTATTATACTCTACTAGATTGACTAATCAGGATCTGGATAGAGAGTTTAAGAAATTAGAGATAGGTAGGTATGATGAAATCTATGGAGATTCAGCAGAGCCTAAGAGTATAGAAGAACTGCATAGGATGGGATGGAATATAAAGCCTACTGCTAAGGGATCTGATTCAGTCAATGCAGGGATAGATATGTTAAAGAGATATAAGATCCATATCATAGGATCTAATCTCATGAAGGAGATGGAGAATTATAAATGGATGGAGGATAAGAATGGAAACCTACTCAACAAGCCAGAGGATAAGTGGAATCACTTGATTGATGCATTGAGATATGGGATATATAATAAACTAAGCAAACCTAATTATGGGAGATACACAATCCGTTAGCATAGAGATTCCAGAGAATCTATCAGATATCAAGTTATCTGTATACAAGAAGTTCCTTCTGTTAGCGAATGAGGAGAATGGTGATGAGTTAGCCTTATATCATTTCTGTGGATTGACTCCTGCTCAACAGGAAGGGATGAAGAAGAAAGATCTGGATCTGATCAGGAATCAAATAGGGGAAGTATTATCTGAGAAGCCTAGCCTCATTAAGTCATTTCAATTCAAGGGGAGGGAGTATGGCTTTCATCCTAAGATAGAAGACATCTCTATGGGGGAGTATGTTGATCTAGATACATATCTAAAAGAGCCTTACAAGAACGCTGAGAAGGTTTTAGGCATATTGTATAGACCTATCACTAAGAAAGTATTTGGAAGGCATAGCATTGAGAATTATGATCCAGAGGTACACGATGGTTTAGGCTTTCAGGATCTATCTGCTGACATCTTTCTAGGTTGTCTGCTTTTTTTTTATCGTATCGCAACCAACTTACAGATAACTTTCCTACAATCTTTGGAGAAGGAGGAGAAGAAGGATATGATGCACAATCTAACTTCTCAAGGAAGTGGGGATGGTATGGAGCAGTACATCAAATTGCTCAGGGAGATCTCTTACGATTTGAAAAAGTAACGGAGTTACCACTAAGAACTTGCCTTACTTATCTGGAGTATGAGATAGATAAGAATGAGGTTGAGAGATCTTTAATGAAAAAAAGTAATTAAAATTCTTTGTCAATTAAAAATTATATCTATCTTTGAATAAATCAAAAGAGATAGAGAGATGAAAAACAATCAGGACACAATTAAAACTGCTTACGATCTATATG